ATTAAACATAACATTACGAAAAAAACGTAACATTACCCAATGGGCCGCAGCTAGGCAACAGCTAGGCTACTATCATGTACCTACTATCATAGGTACTATCATGGATGGCCGAAGGCCAGACACAAAAAAGCCCACCGGAGTGGGCTAGTTTGCTAGGTAGGTATTACCTACTTCTTGCTATTGATAAAACGAGTGCGCCTATTTTGCAAAGCTTTCAAATCTTTGCTGACGGCTTCCAAGTGAGTCAAGATTCCATTCACCTTGTTACCCTTATTTTTATCAAGTATTGCATTAAAGGTTAATGATGCGGCGCGTATCTGTTCATCAAATAATGCCAGAGTAGGATTAACCTTTTTGGGCGTATTGCTCTTGGTCTTTTTGGGAGACACCTTGCCTTCCCAGTTAGGTAGTTTTGCTGCCTTGGCTCTTGCTTTCGCTCCGTCTCTTTTTTGCGTTCCAGCCCATAACATGCAATTCCTTTTGATGTCACCTAAGACCGTTTTAAATTCGACACCATCTTTTCCATGTTTCGCATGATAGGCGCGTAGACCGTTTATGTAGGTCATTGTAGCATTCCAGTCAGCTAGGGAGTATGTTGTTCCGTGTGTCTCTTTGAATGTAGCGTACGACGCCTTAGGGTGCGCTGACATCAGAGGTAGCATTTTCAAGTTATTAGCAGCAGTATCAATGGTCTTGCCAATACTAGCGAATACTGACTCGACTGACTGTGCTAATTCTACTAGTCCATTCTTAGCATCTATTGCTTTTTTGTAAGTATCTGTAACTGCTTTAGATAGCTTAGTAGGTGTAGTTTTAACTGTTACTTTTCTAACCATTTTTCTATTCTCCAAATTATTTAAAGTTAAGGTAGGTAAACCTACCTACGAATATCACGCGCATGGGTGCGCAGCGACAAGTCAATACTAGCAAACTGTGGTACAAAGTCAAGGTAGGTACTACCTACCTACCCACCCCTCCCCCACCCCCCGCGTAGCCAGAGTGGTACCATAGCGTCTATATACATAATAATTTCCACATTCAATACCACACTTTCACAATCCCACTAGATAAAACCTAAGTAAATCAATAACTTACCCCCCTCCCCCTTTTTTCCTATACCCGTCTGACCCGCACCCACCCCCTATTGTTACAAAAACACCCCCTTTGGAGTCCCGTACCTCCTCTTGAATACAGGGGGTATACCTGTGTTACACTCCGCGCAACACGGTACTGGATACCTGCGATATGTCTGTGGTACAGATAGAACCCACAAAAGATCATGCTGTTCCCTACGACCTCGACGAGGAGAAACCTGCGACCCTGATTGAAGAGATGGCAGTAGCAGGGAATACGGCGGAACTACAGGAATCTTTGGGTGCGGCGCTCGATGTTACCGAAGGGGATGTTGAGCGAGAGAAAGAATTACTCCGCGCTGTAGCGGAAGCAAAGAAACCATCAAACCTGACAAACCAGACCACGGCATTTGCTGCGGCTGCGTTTCTTCGGACCTACGGTGCTCAACTAGCGATGGATGCGGCACAGGCACGGTCTGCGATTACTAACAAACTTATGGAAATAGCTGATTGCGGCGACCCCCGGTTTGAGCTAAAAGCTCTGGAGCTGTTGGGTAAACACAGCGATATTGGCATTTTCACAGAGCGAAGTGAGATTACCGTCAATTATAAAAGTCCTGAAGACCTTGAAAAGGCTATCAAGGACAGGGTGAAGAACCTGCTTAATGCTCAAGTAGTAGATGTTACGCCATTGAGCCAGTGTCTCGAAGAAGAACTGGGTACGGCGTTGGAGTTGGAGGACTTGGAAACCGCCGATGAGTAATACTGCATCACCGTTCGATAATATTACTCTCAAGGATATTCCCTCTATCTTACCACTACTCTCGCAGCTAGAGCAGGAGAAGCTGCTGGCCGAACTAGAGCAGTTGAATAAGCTCAAGAAGAAGAAAAGGGCACAGACTAAGTTTATAGATTTCGTGAAACAGATGTGGCCTACGTTTATTAGTGGGAAACATCACTCAAGAATGGCGGCAGCGTTTGAAAGAGTGGCAAAAGGTGAGAGCAAACGCCTCATTATTAACATGCCACCCCGTCATACCAAGAGTGAGTTTGCAAGTTACCTGTTACCTGCGTGGTTTCTGGGGCAATACCCCCATAAAAAGGTGATTCAAACCTCTCACACGGCAGAGTTAGCCGTGGGATTTGGTCGTAAGGTAAGAAATTTAGTGGATCAGGATTCCTATAAAGAGATATTTCCTGATTTACACCTGTCAGCAGACAGTAAAGCGGCAGGAAGGTGGAACACCAGCAAGGGTGGAGACTACTTTGCGATAGGTGTGGGTGGTGCGGTTACTGGTAAGGGCGCGGATTTACTGATAATCGACGATCCGCACTCGGAACAAGAGGCAGCACTGGCCGAAATCAACCCGGATGTCTACGATAAGACGTACGAGTGGTACACATCAGGGCCAAGGCAGCGTCTACAGCCGGGTGGAGCCATCGTCATAGTGATGACACGCTGGAGTTTGCGGGATTTGACGGCAAAAGTTATCAAATCTTCCGCACAACGGGGTGGAGATGAGTGGGAAGTCATTGAATTTCCTGCACTTATGCCAAGCGGTAGTCCACTGTGGCCTGAATTCTGGTCAAAAACGGAATTAAGCGCGTTAAAAGAGGAATTACCTAACGCAAAGTGGATGGCGCAGTACCAACAGCAGCCGACATCGGAAACATCGGCTATTGTGAAGCGCGAATGGTGGCAAACGTGGGAAGAAGAGAACCCTCCCCCGTGTGATTTCGTGTTAATGGCGTGGGATACGGCGTTTGAGAAGAATAATCGGGCTGACTACTCGGCTTGTACGACATGGGGGGTGTTTTACCACCCAGATGACAACGGAGTAGAGCAAGCGAACGTGATATTACTTAATGCGTTTAGGGAAAGGATGGAGTTTCCCAAGTTAAAGCGCATATCCATAGAACAGTACGACGAGTGGCAACCAGATTCGCTACTTGTAGAGAAAAAAGCGTCAGGAGCACCGCTAATTTACGAGCTTCGGGCGATGGGAATACCCGTGCAGGAGTTTACTCCGACGCGAGGTAACGACAAAATAACAAGATTGAACGCAGTGTCTGACTTGTTTGCTTCAGGTTTAGTATGGGCACCGAATACAAGTTGGGCTGAAGAAGTAATAGACGAGGTTGCCTCCTTCCCATCAGGAGAGCATGATGACTATGTGGACTCTGTATCATTAGCAATGATGCGATACAGGAAAGGTGGATTCATAAGGTTGCCTTCGGATGAAGCAGAAGAAGTGCAATACTTTAAGCAACGTAGAGGCGGGTACTACTAATGGCTATTGAGAAAGGATTGTATGCAACACCAGAAGGCATAAGTGTAGAAGAAGAAACTTTAGAGATTGGGATTGTTAATCCCGATATGGTGACGATGGATGATGGAAGTGTTGAGTTTATGCTCGTTCCTGAAGAGGGTATGGAAGAAACTGCGGGAGCGCCGTTTGATGCCAACCTTGCTGAATACATGGATGACCAGCTTCTAACTACTATAGCCTCTGAATTAATTGAAGATTTTGAGTCTGATAAGTCAAGCCGTAAGGACTGGGCTGATACCTTTGTTAAGGGACTTGATGTTATTGGATTTAAGTACGAAGAACGTACAGACCCGTGGGAAGATGCCTGTGGGGTGTACAGTAACGTACTAGCTGAAGCCGCTATTCGTTTCCAAGCTGAAGCGATGAGCGAAACGTTTCCCGCCGCTGGTCCTGTCAAGACTAAGATTCTAGGTGAAATTAGTCAGGAGAAGGAAGATGCTTCTCTCCGTGTTCGTACCGACATGAACTACGAACTTACCGAGGTCATGGTTGAGTACCGACCCGAACACGAAAGACTACTCTATAGTCTAGGTCTTGCAGGATCAGCCTTTAAGAAAGTGTACTACGATCCCAACCTTGGTCGGCAGGTAGCCATGTTTATACCTGCGGAAGATGTAGTTGTGCCGTATGGTGCGTCTAATCTGGAGACAGCGGAGCGTGTTACACACGTAATGCGTAAGACCAAGAATGAACTCATTAAATTACAGGCACTGGGTTTCTATCGGCAGATAGACTTAGGTGACCCTGAAACATTCCATACCGACATTGAAGAAGCTAAAGCAGAGCAAGGCGGTTACACACTAAATGCTGATGACCGCTATACCATCTGCGAGTTTCACGTTGATATGGTTATTGATGATATAGATCAAGACGATGAAGAGTTACAGATAGCTAAACCCTACGTTATCACTGTAGAGCGTGGCACGGGTGAAGTATTGGCGGTAAGACGCAACTGGAACCCTGACGATCCTTTGACACTCAAGCGTCAACATTTTGTCCATTACGCCTACGTACCGGGATTTGGTTTCTATGGCCTCGGTTTAATTCACATTATTGGTGGTTATGCCAAAGCAGGAACTTCTCTTATCCGTCAATTAGTTGACGCTGGTACGCTAAGTAACCTACCGGGCGGTCTAAAAACCCGTGGTCTTCGTGTGTTAGGTGATGATGGACCCATAGGGCCGGGCGAGTTTAAAGACGTAGACGTGCCAAGTGGCAGTATAAAAGAAAACATAATGACCCTTCCTTATAAGGAGCCAAGTCAAACATTGCTTGCGCTACTTAAGCAGATCACGGAAGAAGGTAGGCGACTTGGCGCTATCTCTGATATGAACATATCGGACATGAGTGCTAATGCTCCGGTTGGAACCACACTAGCTTTATTGGAACGTACGTTAAAACCAATGGCTGCGGTACAGGCGCGGGTGCATTATGCAATGAAGCAGGAGTTCAAACTGCTCCGTGCGATTATTGCTGAACACGCTCCTGAAACTTACATATATGTACCAGATCGTGGTGAACCCCGTGCAAGACGTGAAGACTACGCGATGGTTGAAGTCATCCCTGTTAGTGACCCTAACAGCAGTACGATGGCCCAACGGGTGGTGCAGTATCAGGCTGTGCTGCAAATGTCACAGACAGCCCCACAGATATATGACCTGCCTCAGTTACACAGGCAGATGATCGAGGTGCTAGGCATAAAGAACGCAGACAAGCTAGTGCCTACCAAAGATGATATTAAGCCTATTGACCCAGTAAGTGAGAATATGAATGTATTGGTGGGTAAACCGATAAAAGCGTTTATATATCAAGATCATAAGGCACATATTGCTGTACATGAAGCGTTCCTTGCTGATCCTCAGATAGCCGCGTATCTAGGTCAAACTCCAGCAGGACAACAGGTTGTGGGTGCTCTTAAAGCACATATAGGGGAACACATGGCCTTTCTTTATAGAGAGCAGATGGAAGCTGAGTTGGGTGCGCCGTTACCTGCGCCTGATGAGGAACTTCCACAAGCACTGGAGAAACGCCTCGCAGGGCTACTGGCTAAAGCAGGACAACAGCTTACGCAAGAGAAACAGGCTAATGCGGCACAAGCGGCTGCACAGCAACAGGCACAAGACCCTGTGTTCCAAATGAAGCAAGCGGAACTACAGATTAAACAAGGTGAACTACAGCGCAAAGCGGCTAAAGACGCTATGGATGGTGCGCTTGAGCAGGAAAGGTTGGACCTCGACAAAGAGAAAGCAGCCACTACTGCTACATTGGAAG